ATTTTCTACATTCCATGACAAAAGATCATTGATAATCATCACACGCTCCTCAATTGGCATGGCAGCCGCCGGAGTAAACATAAGCGGATTATCAGTCTGATAAAGCAAGTCCAACACTGTAATACCGCCGTCTTTGGTGATCGTCTCCGTTCCAGCCGTCCGCGGATCGATCCAACGGTCCACGATCATCTCACGCTTGTCTCCAGCCGTCTCCAGGCTCCAGATCAAATCAGTATACTCGTTCACACCCCTTCCTGCTCCAGCCTTTTGTGCCGGGCCAGCCCGACCATCCGCCTTGTCACTAGGCAGCGCCCATTCCCCATAACTTTGATCCGGCCATTCTCGATAGATCCATAGTATACCGTACTTATCTACTCTTCCCCAAAGCATGAACCAGTTTCGCGCCCCAGCCGGGTCCACAGCCATATAGTTGCTCCCATCAGGGATAACCTCCTCAGCGTCTCCCTTCCATAGGTTATGGTCGCCAAACATGGGAAATTCGGAGCCAGCCGTCTGATCTGCCCAACCGTAAGCGCGGATCTTAATGTCGTGGCTGGATCTGCCAGAAAGCTCCTGCTTCATGCGCTCCCAGTTGTTGTACGGGTTAAGTTCCGTATGATACCAAATGCAGGCATGTCTGCCATACAAGTTCTCCGCTTGATATGGCATCTCACCCTTGGGGACGGTTAGAACATTGTTATTGGGTAATAATGGAGATTTGCGGGTAGCCGTCACCTTGGTGCTGTTGATGTACTCCTTCACGACTTGAGTGTACCCTTGCACCGGCGTAAAGGTGACGATCAGCTTACCGGACCGGGTAACCAGACGGTAGCGCACCAGACGTAGTCCACCTCGCCACCTTCAACCACCTTAATGTCCTGGGCATAGTTAAGGAACCAGATCTGGTTACCCATGTACACCGCCGTATTGTCGCTGAACCCGTTCTTCTGGCTAAAACTAATCTGCGTATGATTAGTACGTTTAATATTTCGTATCTCAGGCGGTAGGTACTTATAGAAGACGTTCTGCTGGGCAGACACACTTGTCATGTGGTTAGTGTGAAAGCACCAGATGCGGATGTTGCGCTTGTTGTAGCGTTCCTTTACCCAAGACGGCGCTTGTCCATTAAGGTCAGTCCCTACAAAAGCCTGGGCCATCCGTTTGGCAGCGTACTCAGTCTTGCCACTTCTGTTCCCCCCAAGGACGACGATCTCGTTAAAGCGGTCTAGCAGCTTATCTGCATCGGGCCAGTGCGGCAGCTCGTGGCCATAGCGCATCGGATCGTTCTGCTCAGCCTTAATCTTGTTCTCCCGCATGAGGAAAAGATCGAGCACCTTCTCCGGGCCAATGTTCTCGATCATCTCCAGCCGCTGCCGCTTGTTCGGTGCCGGGAGCGTTGGATGTTCCTCCAGCTTGTAGGCTAAAACTTTCTCAATAATTTCCTGATTTTCTTCATTCATACAGTTGACTTTCCCTGAAGATGCTCTATATTCCCTCTGTCGTCAAATAACGACCGTGTACCTTCTGCGCAACCTGAAACACTGGACGCACGAGCGACTAAATGGTTCCAACTATTCCTCTTGAGTTGGATTAAACATCTGCTTCGGCTTCAAAGTTGCAGAGTGCTGACAGTCACGCCTACGAGAATGGCAAGAGTTTCCCGAACGGGTAGCCATCACTCACGACTGTAATTGCGAAACGAGCGACGACACTTATACGGATCGTTAATCTCATTTTTGTATAGTACTCCCCCAAGATAGGCAGTAATGCTGAGTCTTGGGGGTACTATGCTCACTCGCAACTCTCCTTGCCGGATTGTTTATCTCCTCCGGTGAGCAGCGTTAGCTGCGAGAGTGAGCATCTGGGCGAAGCCTAGTGCGAACGGCAACACAAAACAAGAGTTTAAGATAAAGCTTAACTTTAACTACTCAGTAAAAAGTAAGCTCTAGCTTAAGAACAGATAATCCAAAGTATAGCCAACTCAAACGTGTTAAGTGGCGTATACTCGGCGCTTACCAAGCTTAAGACGCACTTAAGCAACACATGCAGCACATAACCTGCGCTTAATGCGAATATAAGCGACTTAAGCTTGCACTTAAGCTGCTCAAGCTTGTTGTAAACCGCCAACTTGTCCTTAAGCGTCATCTTATGCATATGATCTTGTTCTTAACTCGGATCTTCTGTCCTTTGCGAAAGTTAAACCCTCTAGCACCCACAAACACTTTGTCAGCCATATCAGTCTTAACCCAACGACTGTTCGGATATAACATGACAATTGTCTGTTCCGTAACCACATCACTTACGGACAACTGCTGCGGTTCTGGCACAGGTGTCACCTGTACCACCGGCACAAGCTCCTCCACAGGCTGCTCCTGCTCGGCCACATCACAGGCCAGCGTGCCATCCAACAGGTCACTGCGATAGATACGGCGCACACCGCGAAACGCCTTCCGCTCGATGTAATCCACGTCCTGCTTGTACGACATAGGCCGATACGCCGGGCCTAAGTGCTGCTTAACCGTTTTCTCGCTTAGTGTGTACTTGGTCATAGTACGAACGACGGTACACTGGGTCGGCCAATTACACAAGCAAGGTGTAGCGTAGCATGGCGACGGGTGCACGAGCCGAGTGCGAAGGGGGCCAGTTGGCAAAAAAAAGTCTGAGGGGGGCTATGCGTCGCTGTCGTCGCCAGTCAGCCAGGCGCGACCCCCTCCCCCCCTGCCTCCGGTTTTGGCACGTCAAAATGCACTCCAACAGAGTAAATCCCCACTCTATATGATATGTGTTGTAAACTGTTATGGCCAACGTACTCAGCCGCAGCCGCTTGCAAGGGCCGTCCAAACGGAGCGCGACGGGATGGTCCGTTTGCTGGTCGGAGAGCGTCGATTGACGGGCCACGAGGGCCACGGAGCGGGGTGGCTGACGGCTCACATACACGCACGCGGTGATTGTATACAATCCAAGGGACGTAACGCATTTATTTCGTACACGAACTATCTCCACCGCACGCACGCACGCACGCACTCCGCAGCACGTCCCACAGTCGCGCCTCTCGTGCACTCACCGAGCCGCACTCACATCCAGGCACGCACGCTTTTCTTTGCCTATCGTTTCTTTTTTGTTGCTATCGTATCACGCAACGCTATGGTTGCCCGCGTCAGTCCAACCTCAACCACACTACAACACATGATCACCTACCGTCACATCCCTCTGTGTCCAACCTGTAAATCATACCATCTTAATGATATAGCGTCACACTTCGAGCTGTGGGGCGACTACATGGACCCCAGCGGCATCGATACCGAGTCGCAGTTCGAAGCTCGTGGCTTTGAACAGAATATGAACGCGCTGCTTAACTGCGGCATGGAAGACGATTGCGTAAACGCCTAACACTGCCAAACTTATGAACCTATCCGATATGAACACACTAGAACACATTGCATATGTACGCCTTGCACTCATGCTCGCATCTGCGGGCTGCGTGCTCATCGCAGCTTCCCTTTTGGCGTCAGTCTATTGTGACTGGCGCAAAAGCAATCGCAAGTAACAACCTCAAACCTAACATACTACAAAAAACCATATGAACATTACACTATCACAACCATCGAAAATGCCCTGCCAAGGTTGGTCTGTACCCGCTCTCGCATGTAAGACCGGCTCCAAACTCGCACAGGTTGAGGGTTCCGTCTGCCATGGCTGCTACGCCCTGAAAGGGTTCTACCGCATGCCTAACGTACAGCGCACCTTGCAAGCCCGCTTGGCGCTAATGGAGTCGCCCGAATGGGTGCCAGCGATGATTGCCAAGATTCACGCAACGGAGAAAAGCGGATTTTTTCGCTGGTTTGACTCTGGCGACTTGCAAACGCTAAAAACGCTCAAATCCATCGTGCGCATTGCTATAGCGTTGCCTGACATCCAATTCTGGTTGCCAACCAAAGAGTATGGCATCGTCAGCAAATACGTTGAATTGTTCGGCTCATTCCCTCCAAACCTGACGGTGCGTTTGTCCGCCTATATGGTAGATAAAGCTGGGCCCAACAGCCTAGCGGAGGGCTTAGGCGTCACCACAAGCGAAGTCTCATCAACGGCGGGTACATGTCCGGCGCCTACGCAAGGAAACAAATGCGGCGAGTGCCGGGCATGCTGGAACAAAGACATTCAGACTGT